AGACTCCAGGCACCCGCCACGTATTGGTTGAAATCCTCAGCGAAGGTTTGTGCCCAGGTGGGGTCCAGAAGACCTGCCCGAGCCATAGTCTGCCAGTCGGCTGCGTTCGTCACGCCGAATGGCATTCCAGAGGAACGAGAAGTAAACATGATTCAGTTTCCTTGGTTTTGAATGAGAATCGGGGCGGATTACTCCGTTGTAACCCGCCCCGATTATCGGTTCACGAGAAGGTCAGTTGACCATCAGAGTGCGTTGCTGGCGAAGCCTCCGCGCGGGTTGGCCCACAGGAAGACGTAGCGCTCATACGCTGCAATCTTGTAGTTGCGCGTGTCAGCGTCGTTGTCTTCCCAGATTTCCAGTGCCTCACGCTCTTGCCAGATCAGTCCGTCCTGGCAGTTCGTGGTAATGAACCACGGGCCGGTGCCGCCGAGATAGGGGTTGCTGACAATCCCACCGCGGATCATGCCGTCCACTGCCACCGGGTTGATATCGTTGTTGTTCGTGCCAACTGCCTTGTCGGTGCGCAGGATGCGCTGGGCCGTGAAGTAGTTGTTCGGATGCACGATCAGCTTGTCACCCGACAGTGGCTCGATGAAGCCGCGGTCGTCCTTGGCCTGCATCATCAGGATGAGCATGTCTTCCAAGGCAGCCTGGGACAAGGCGGCGTCCACGGACAGCTTGTTCTGCCAGGTTCCGCCGGACATGTTCGGGTGCGCGACGTTGAACAGCGACACCCCATCACCCCCGACGTAGGAGCTGTTGAAGCCCCGCGTGAAGATGTTCGTAGCGTTGATGTTCTTCGTCTCGTTGAAACTGCGGCGCAGCTTTTCCGCACGGCCCTTGGTGAGCTTGATGTACAGGTTGTCCTTCAGCTCCTCGTGGGTCGTGATGATGCCCAGACCATACGCGGCGTTCGTGCCACGGGTCGTGAAGCCCTGCATCGTCGTATCGTACGACACCGGCTGGCCTTCCGGCTTTCGCGGTGCGATGCCCAGGCCGACAGCCTGCACATACTCTTCGTAGTTTTTCGAGCTGGATTCCTTGCGGTACATCATCTCCCAGTAGTGGGGGGTGGATGCAGCGGCCGAATCCCACCAGCTCTTCACGCCTTCCCACAAGCCCTTGGGAAAGCTGCCAGTATTGACTACACCAGACATGGTTCGTTCTCCTGTTTTTCAGTGTTGGTGGTCAGACGCCGGCAGTGTTGCCCATCAGCTCATGCTGATTGAACCGCACAAGCCAGTGAGCGTACTGTCCGAAGGTGTTGTCGTCGCGCTGCACCAGGCCCATCAACTTGAGGTTCAGGGCTTGGGTTGTAGCGACGCTGGCAGTCGTCAGCACGCTGGCCGACATTTGCTGCGGCGCCGTGGGGTTGGCCACGGTGAAGCTGGCATTTTTGTTGACCGCCGTTCCCGTCAGGATCGAGAGGCCGTCGTCAACCATCTCGAACAGCACGTTCGGATCATCGATCACCAGCGCGTAGTAGGCGCGCAGTTTCGTCGCAGGGATCTGCTGCGTGGTGAGGTCCAGAGTTGGAGCCAGCAGGCTGCCAACGTAGGGAGGGGACTGCAGGAAGCCCAGGAACACGCCGCGAACGGTGTCGGTCCCTGCTGCCTTCTGAATGCCCATCACTCCGTTGCCATCCGACAGAGCCACGCTCTTGACTGCATCGCCGGGCGAGTACACGCTGCCGTCGGTGCTGGGGATGTAGTACAGGTTGGTCGCGCCGTTCCAGGCATTTCCGTCCAAGTACCGGATGGGGACAAAGCCCCGCGGATTGTTCAGGTTGGCCATTTGAAAAAGTCTTTCTGACGCCTAGTTTCAGCGTCTGCCAGTTGTCAATTTGATATCGTAGCCGGTGGGCTTGTAGCGGTTCCGGTCGGCTTCGATCTCGCCCTGCCGGATAGCCTCATCCCAATCGTCTGCCTGTGCCTGGTTTCCATCTTGGAAGTCCTGCCAGAGCTCCTCGGTGGCCTTCAACAGGTAAGCCCGGAGGGGGCTGCCATCAGCACGAGTGCCGACGTACTTGCTGAGGCGATTGTCAAGGTCTTTGTCCACCACCAGGGCCGACTCCATCTTGACTTCCGCGGGCTGGACGAACTCGAAGCCTTCCGCCAGCAATTGCTCAATGGCTGCATCCTCGTCGTTGCACCAGTACAGATGGTAGCCAGGAATGGAGCCGAACACGTTCAGCTTCATTTTGGGGCCACCGAGGCGGGACCGGCGCTCACGGGATGCTTGGGGGCGATCATCCTCACGGCGCACCGCTTGGGCAACACGCTCACTGTTGCGACTCGGCCCAGCTGGGAAGGAGGAGGTACGCTGGGCAGCAGAGGTTTTGGATTGCATCTTGGGCTTTCAGGGAAAGGGTTGGGAAGGGGGAGGGAAGGGGAAGGGTCAGCGCTTGGGGTTCCGAGCGAAGTAGGATTCCAGGAATTTCTCTTCCGTGGTCCAGCCTTCGCGGACGAACTGCGCGCAGAGGGCACGGTCCTCAGCCGGGAGGTCCCGAATGCTCATCTTGCCGCCAGAGGACGAAGCACTGCTCCGATTGCTGCTGTCGACAGGACTACGGCGAGGGGTACGAGGGGTGGAGGAGGACTGCCCAAACTTCCTCGGCATTTCCTCTTCCATTCTGCGCCGAACCTCATCCAGGAACGGACGGCCAAGCTCCTGGTTGGGGTCTTTGCGCATCTCTGCAGCAATTTCCAGAGCGACTTCGCGCATGCCAGCGTTGTCCCGGAACCACTCGTTGCCCTCGTCAATCCAGCCCTGAAGGACTGGGTCCAATTGGGCCTCTTGGGTAGTGGGCTTTTGCACTGCCTCCTTCTCCCTCTGGAGATCAGCAGCACTCTTGTCCAGCAATTCCTTCCGATCCTCCAGCTGCTCTACGAGGTCATCGTCCCCGTTGCGATCAGCTTCTCGAATCTCCCGCTTGATTTGCCTGAGGGCCGACTGCAGTTCCTTCTCCTTCTGCTCCATCGCTTCCTGGTGGAACTTCTTGAACGCTTCAGCAGTGCCCTTGAACTCCGTCAGCTGCTGCTTCAGCAGGGCATTTTCGGCCTGCAGGTTCTTGTTGAACTTTGCGCCGCGCTCGTTGAAGGTTTTTGCATCGACCCACTTGCTGGGGTCACCCTTGTAGCGGTTTTTCGGAACCCAGCCCTTTGAGGCAGCAGTCCGCTCGGCCTCTCGGCCCTCCTCTGCATCTCCGGCCTCGAAGTTGAGGTCCAGTTGAGCATCCGCCTCTTCAGTGGACAGCTCCTGAATCCGCGCATCCAGGTCATCCGCGGCTTCCTGCGGAGTTTGCTGCGTGGTTTGTTGTGTGCCTTCGACTGCCATTTTCCGTTCCTTCTTTCAGTTTCAATCGATTAATCGTGTGGATTACAGCGAAGTAATCCGCCTCTATTACTCTCCGTCCCTGCTCTAGTCCTCGATGGTGGAAATGATATCCAGGTCCGCAACGAACCGATACTTCTTCCCGTCCTTCGGACTGACATGAAACTTTCCGGTGTACATGCCGACCAGAACTCGATCCCCGACGTCGCAGTAGTCCGCCTGCTTGTCCACCCACGCATCCACGCCAATCTCCAGCACAGTGCAAATGACTGCGTTGTTTTCAGTGGCCTCGATGGTCTTCTTGGGGAGGACGATACCGCCACTGGTAACCTCCTCAACCTCTTCAGGCTTCAGCAGAACACGAAAACCAGTGGCCCGGAAGCCGCTCTGATTCTCTGCTTGCGGACCTTTCTGAGCCCGCCAGCCAATTTGCCCCTTTTGAGGTTCCAGCGCGGAGTGCCCAAGCATGCTCTTCTGCAACACTGCTACAGCTTCTGGGCTGAGTTGCACGGGAAATCCAGTCATATGTTCACCATCCTTCTTCCAGTAGGTCTATGATCTGCCGAAGGACCGAAAGGCCCCCCAGCGCTTTTGCGTTCATCAACGCGGTTTGTTCGAGGCTGTCGCCCACGAACCCTTCGGCGGCCCAAGTTTCCTGGGTCTCCTTCAGGCTATTGTAGAGTTTGGCCCGCAGTTCCTGGGTCGTTGGCATTTGCGTCCATTCCACCCATTCTTGCCGCTGCGTTTCCGGCTTGCTTGCTTGCACCATCTGCTACTCCGTCGGCTTTCGCCCTCTGTTGAGAATCTGCGGCCCGCTGCATCAATTCGACTGCCTTCAGCAGACCTTCTTCGTGTACCTTCGCCGCTCCAATCTGGGCATTCAGCAGGGAAATTTGCTGCTGCTTGTCCACACCATCGGCTTCCGCAAGCAGCTTGGTTGCCTCCGCTTGCAGCTTCAGGATCTTGGCCTGGCTTTCCAGCGCGGCCTGCTCCAGTTCCTTCGTTGCCAGCTGGAACTCCCGCTGAGCATCCTGTTCCTTCTGCTTCAGCTTCCCTTCCTCGATCTGAACCTTCGGATTTGGGGGAGGCTGAATTGCATTCGGTCCCTGCGGATCGGGCAGCAGCAGGTCAATGTCGGCCACGTTGTAGGATTCGAGAAATTCCCGATGCACCAAATACTTATTGTACCCAAAGTAGCTGTTCGACGCATTCAGCACCATCGTTGCGTTCTGCTGTCGCTGGGTCTCGGAAACCATCTCCGCAGCCACTGCTGGATACACGCGGAAGCGGCCACTGTCGTAGTCCGTCGGAGCAATCATGGCCATTGTGCCCTGGGTCAGCTCCTCCCACTGCGGACTGTCCCGGAGGAAAAGTCGGTTGCAGTTGTGAACCTTCCGCAGCTCATACGTGAAGCTCCTGTGCATCCGAGTGAAAATCCCGCTGAAGATCTTCATCCCCTGTTCCAGCGTATTCCGGCTCGTCTCCGCGGGCGTATTCTGCCCTGGGCTAATGCCCATCATAATGTCAGTCGACCCGGCGATCTTCTCCCCGTAGCTAATGAGCAGGGAAAGGAGCTGGAAAAGTACTGTGGAGGGTTCCCGAACGGGCAGCGGGAAGATGTTCTTCCGAAGGTCATCCCCAGTCGAATCCACCGTCTTCCACTCGAAGGGGTTGAAGGTAGTCTGCCCGCCCTTGAGCTTCACCCCTCTCCCCAGAAAGCCACCCGCGGTCGTGTTCATCGTCCCGCTGTCGATCATCTGATTGAGCGTCGTGTTCACTGCCTCATTCGTCGGACCCATCAGGGCAATCAAGCCCAGGTCGTAGAAGCCGCCGTCAGGCGAGGGGATGAAGGTGTATTTTGTAAAGTAGTCTGGCGGAGTGATCCGAAGGATGCTGTTTGCAGGGTGGTTCCTCAGCTCCAGCTTTTTGTCCTCAAGCCGATTCTTTTCCGCCCGATCCTCTGCCTTTTGGATTGCTTTGTCCAGGCTTCGCACCAGTGCATCGTTCTTCCGAACAACGTCTCCTTCATCGTAGAATCGAGCCACGATTCGCAGAGTTTGTTTGGTGTCCAGCCTGACAAACACAACATACGGTTCAGCATACCCGTCCCCATCGAGGTCCAGCCACTTGTGCTGTTCCAGGATATCGAACATTTCGGTCGTTGTGTCCTGATCAGGGTGGGTGCCCGCAGCATCCTTGGCTGCTTGGGACAGTTCGTTCGACTCGGTTGCCCTGGTCGGAGGGGTGTCGTCCATCTCCAGGAACACACCTGCATTCTCCCGCTCGGCAATGTCGTTCCTGGTCCACTCCAGCAGATGCGTTGCCCGATTGCACCTGTCCAGGTTCTTCGTATTGTAGTCCACCACAAACTTCTGTGCCGGGACGAACTCGCTGACCACAATCCCCTTCACTGAATCCCAGTAGGTCTTCTTAAAGGCGCAGCCCATCAGGCTTGCTGCAAACTTGCACTTTTCGTCATCATCGCGCCAGTTTAGATCTTCCTCAATCAGCTGGAAGCTCATGTGCTGCCCAATGCGTTTGGCAACCTTGCTGGCCTCACCCTTCGGATCGGCACCAAACACAGTGCACTTCACCGGCGTCTTCCCCTTGGTCAGAACTGCGACCCTGCTGAGGAACTGAAGTGCGCCGACCGTCAGCAGCGGAAACTTCACATTGGAGCAGTTTTCCCAGGGAAAGCTCTTCGCCTCCACGACCTGCATGGCCAGCTTCATCCCGTCGGCATTCTTCCGCTCCCACTCCTTCCTGGTGGCCAGGTCCGAACGATAGTCCTCCACAACTGTACTGCCGATCTGATCCAGTTCTTCCCGGCTCAGCATCGTGCCGATGTTTGCTGTCGAGCTCAGCAACTCAAACTTCAATTTAAACTTTGGCTGGTTGAGCCGACTACTCACCCCCTGGTTCGTCTGTCGGGGAATGTTATTCGTGCCGGTCTTCACGACTTTTGCCTGATGCAGTGACATTGCAATTCCTTTGGGTTGTTCAGCTCAGTAGCCCGTCACCTTGTTCCGGCCATCCGCCTGAACCCTGTCGACACGCTTGAAGTAGAGTTCCTCCTCAGTCAGGAAAAACTCCTCGTCAATGACGGGAAGCTCATCATATCCACGAGAGAGGATGGCTGTGGAATCCACCTGATCGTCAGCAATTGCATCGGACATTCCAGTGAACTTTCGCAGCTCAATCTCGTAGGCTGCGTACCAGTCAGCCTCTTTGTCAAACTTCACACGTTTGGAGCGCATGCGGCGCTGGAGGCTCTTGGCCCGCACACCCTTGTCTTTGTTACTGATCAGTGGAACGAAGTTAATGAAGACGTTGCGCTCTGCCATCTCCTGCCGAAGCATGGGCTCCAGCATCTTCCAAATAACTCCGTCTTCGACGAAGAACAGCTCTGGCTCCCACCGTTCATTCACCTCAAACAGCTGCTCGATGAGCTCCAGGCTGTCCCAGCGGCCAAGGACCTCCCCGATGATATGCAGGCAGTTGGTCCTATCCTGTCCACCGATCGTAAAGCTGCTCCGATTGGCCTTGTCCTTCTTGCTGACGGCGAAGTCCACCCCACAGCAGACCCGCTTATCCAACTCATAGTCCAGACCTTCCATCGGCTGGAAGTCTTCCTTCCGAAAGTATGCTTCGCTGTTGTCAAACGGATCATTCAGATACTCTTGGCTGTACCCCGCGGCATCAAACTGATCCACGAAGCTCTTACGAATCTGCCGCAGCGTCTTCTCGGTGAACTGCTCGGGCCACAGGATTTCAGTGAAATCATCAAAGCCCTTGTGGGCTCTGTAGAAGAGGGTCTTCCAGCTGCTGTCCTTCATGATCCGCGCTAACAGCGAATCTTCGTGCAGAATGGTCCCATGCAGTCTGACCTTGCCACCGCGTCGCATAGCGGGCAGTAGGGCGCGATAGAACCACTTTCGGAATTTGACCCGCCTGTCGACATTCTCGACCTGTTCGTCATCTTCCAGGTCGTCGCAGATGATGAGGCCTGGCCGCTTCCCTTTCCACTTTCGTCCCCGCATCTTCTGCCCACTGCCTCGGGCGATGATCCGGCACTGATACCCATCCGCGAAGTTAATGACAATGTCAGTCTTCGCAGCAGTCTCCAGGCCGACAATGCCGAAGTGCTCGATAAGGTCTTCATTTTCAGTAACCTCACGACTGATATCCCCCAGGTGTTCAATGGCCATTTCCTCATTGGAGCTGACCAAAATCATATAGCTCTCGACGCGGAAAAGAGCGACTGCCAGCGTGTAGTCATGCGTGAGAGCAGTGGACTTCGCGTGACCACGAGGGGCAGCCACTGCACAGAAGGGATCTTCGCCCGAATACAGTGCCCAACTTTCCCGATGGAATTCTGGCGTGGGCTTGGCATCATCGTACAGTGGACTGAGGAACGTTCCTGCAAAGCCCTCCACCAGTTCTGCCGTGAGCTTAATTGCCATCGGACTTCCCCTTCACCTTCGGGGTTACATCCTCCACCAGCTCCTTCGCCGGGACCGCTCCTATCCCCTGCCCCTTCCTGTTAACAATAAGTGCCGTGAGACGATCTGCGAGAGACTCAAGATTTGTTTTCTCTGCTGGAGGAGCTTCTCTTCCTGGATTACCCAGTCCGAGAGCTCTTGATGCCAGCTTTCCAGCTTCGATTGCGATGGCATCAGAGGCGTTCGGGTTGCTGAGCTTTGTGTGCAGGACGTCGACACTTCGGAGCATGAGAGCCTGGAGGCGCTCTTGGATTGTGCTGACGATGGCAGGATCGGTGACCTGTCCCCTGAAGGGCTCAAGGGCCGCTTGGAACTCTGGAAGAACAAGAACAGTGCTGAACCAGCCAGCAGGCCGACCATAGGCAGTAGAGATTTCCGCATGAGTTGCACCTGGGTGGGCCAAGATCCACTGCACCAGCTCGGCGAAGTCGATCCTCGGCCTTTCGGACAGAGGGATGAGGGTTTGGGGCGAGGGCTCCAGAGGAACTGGCGGAGCCGCAATGATCGCAGTCGTGCGACCGAGCTTCACTGCCTTCAGAGGCTGACCTTCCGCAGCCAGCTGTGCGAGAATTTCCCCCGTCTCCGGGTCAACCTTGTCCACAGCTTACTTCCGCCGAGCACCTGGAACTGCCTGATGATTCCCCAGGCCAAGCGCCTTTGAGGCCAGGCCCAGTGCCTCCAGCGCATAGGATGCCGAATCCTGCTGTTCCAACTTCCGATGCACAACTTCCAGACTCTGGTGGGCCAACCCTCCCAGCCGCTCATCCAGTGCCCTCGAAATGCTCGGATCGATCAGTTCTGCCCTTCGCTGTGCCAACCTTGCCTGGAATGCGTCCGAAGCGATCACGCGGCTGACCCAACCTTGGCTCAGGTTGTACTTCTCCGCAAGAGCCTTCTGACTCACCCCTGGGTCCGCCAAGATGTGGTCAATCATCCTGTCGTGGGTGTAGTTCACCTTCAGTATCGCTTTGCCTTCGTCACATCCAGCGGCGCCGATGGTCATAAATTACTCCTATAGCTTGGGACAGAGGTCGCATCCTACCACTAAGGGCACATGGGAGGGGATGCGCAAGGCTGCACAGGAGCGAATGTACCTTCAGTTACACAAAAGATATGTCAGTATACAGTAATAGGCCGATTATCCGTGCGGATTACTCCGTTGTAATCTGCCTCAATAATCCTGTACAGGAAAAAATAAAAAAATTGGAAGGGAAAAGAGCTCAGTGAGGGAAGAGGGAAAAAAATTTGAAAAACTGCGGAGGGGTGCATTAACACTTTTTTGCTGCGCCGCCGTTTTCCCCCCACACCCCCCTGGAACCCCTCCCACCGCCTGGAGACCCCCTCCACATGTTCAGCCCCCTGGGTGGGGGTTCGCCCAGCCTACCGGGGCCAATCTCGCACCCCACTCCAGACCCTTCGCATGCCTCCCCGTGCCTACCGGCCAACCTGTCACACATCCACCACACCACCAGACGGAGGGCCAACCACATCGGAAGGCCTGGGGTATACGACCGGGCGAGGCAGGCGGGGAGGGGTGAGGCAGGGGAGGGCGGTTTGCCGCGCACGCCCGCCCCCACACCCTGCCCACACTCCTTGCATGGTCTTTCATCCTTTCAGCCCTCCTGTCCCCTTCCCTTTCGTCCTCGCGCAGCCCCGCCTACCGACTCAACCCGGCACATTGGATTAGCGAGGCTGTGCGCTCTTGGCCGGGGTTGGGGCCACCATTGCACCAGCCCCCACTCGTTCACGCCCCCTAGAGGCCATTGCGGCCCGTTTTCACCAAAATGGTGCGAGGCATAAAGGGCCGCAGGTTCATACGCAACGGGGCATATGGGAATGGGAAGGGAAAGGTGTGCGGGTTGGGCGACATTCCCCCTTGCAATCAGTCCCCCAACCCCTATACTAGAGGTGTACGCAACCCAACCCTGAAAGGCTCACCACATGGTCTCCGTTCTCCTCCTCCTCATCATCGCCGGCGCAGTCTCCTCCGCCGTCCTCCTCGGCATGGCCGTGCGGAACCTTGCCACTCTCGTGGCCTTGTGCATGGATGCGCTCTCCTAAAGGCCAAGATGAACACGACCCAAACTCCTACCGCTATCGCGCGGTTTCTATCCCTCCACCGGCCGCAGCACCAAGAGGGCGCGATGGTGTACGAAGTCTGGCAAGACGGCGAAATCACGCTCACGAAGGGCGGTGACCTTTGGCGGAAGCGCTCGCTCCACATGCTCGTGGCGGGCGTCAATCCGGCCTACGCCCTCCCGGCCGATCAAATGCCCATCAAGATCGGCGTCAACGGATCAATCATTGTCGAGAGCTACGATAAGGCGCTGGAGGCCCACCGGATCGTGGTGTCCGAAGCGAGAGAGAGGCACGGCAAGATGGCCGGACCACTCCTCTAGGGGCTTCGCCCCCTCCGCGTCGATGTGCGCGGTTTGAATGTTGACACGAAGCGCCAGCCCCGTGCTAGAATTCAAACCGGGCACATTGCCCACACCCTGCCGGGGGTTTCCGGTCCGGGGCCAGC